GTGCTCGCATAAGATTGGGTTTTGTGTTCTGGGCCTCTTGCGTTGCCATAAGGTACTACTTTATGAAAATTTTGATTAGCTGCTGTTTTTGCATATTGCACAAATGAATATCCATTAGGGTAATTAACTTGGCCATATTGATACATAAATACTGGAATAAGGTTAGTCGTGCCTGTGCTTGGCGGTATTGTGCCAGTGATTGTGTAGGTGCCATTGAATGTTGAACCACAAGCGCTTACTACTATTTGCTGACCTGTTACAAATGCGTTTGGATTAGAAAGCATAAGTGTTGCCACGTTATCTTGTAATGCTGTGCCTACTACTGGGGCATCATTGTGCCATAAGTATTGTTGGATTAAATCTTCTGCTGATTGACAGCATTCTTCTACTGTTGCATCGGAGTAAAGTGAACCAATACCAAGATTAGCCCGTAACTCGGCTGTTGTAACAAACGTTGCTGGCATCTCTACTCCTTTGCTAATAGCTCTCTGGGGCTAGGGCTACTAAACCCCAGAGATTACTGATTTGTTTTTAGTTAAGGTTGAACTTAACGATGCCGTTAGGCATCTTGGCGATTGTTGCCATATATCCGTAGATTGCCACCTGTACTTGTAGGTTTGATACTACGTTAACAGACATAAACGCCTGAGGTGAGCGGTATACAGTAAATGCTTCTGGTGCAAGGATTACAGCAGAATCATCTACAGTAGTTGTAGCTGCAAAGTTTTTGTCAACATAAAGGTCTAAGCCAAGCACATTTCCACGAATTGAAGTAGGGGCTACTGCTCCGCCTGCATTCATTGGTTGTGATGCTGAATAAATTGGACGACCAGTGTTGTCTGTTGCTTGTAGGAGAATTCCCCATTGTGATGGGTTAGCAATATAGTTATTTGCAAAATAGCCAGTAGCTGTATAAACCTTACGGGCTGCATCGCTAGCAAACTCAATAATACCATTTGAATCTGCATCACAACCTGATGAGTACTGACCTGCGGCAACTAGTGCAGCAAGGACTGTGGTATCAAGTCTTTGTAAATAAGCATTTTCTAATTGCTGTGTTAATTCAGCATAGAAACTTGGGTCTGAACGCTCTAACAACTCAACAGATAGTGTGTTCATACCGCTGTACTTAGATACAGTACCAGTTAAGTATTGGCTGACCATATCTGTATTGGCAACTGCTCCGCCTTCGGCTTCTACAGTTACAGTTGGTGCTACACCAGTTCCACCACCAGCAGAAGTGACAAGTGAGGGTACATTGATTGTAAGACCACTTTGTGGCAAGGTGCCTGAGCTACAAGCATCTAGTGCAGGAGTGCTAAAGCGTGTATTAGTTACAAACTCTGTTAGATATTGTGTTGGATTAAATCCTAATCCATTGTTAGCAAAATCGTCAGCTGCTGCGATGTATAGTTTTGACTCATCATTACCTAATGCAGCTTTAATCTTGTGCTCTGTGTATGAACCCATTGAAGTAATAGGTGTACGTACACGTGTTTGAATTAATGGTGCTGTAATTACTGGGCGTGCAGCTTCTACTGTAGGAGTAGCAGCCTCTGCCTTTGCTTCTTGTGGCGCTGTTGCTAAATCTTCCACAGGAGCCTCGCTTTCTTTAGTTTCGATTGGTGTCTCTGGTTCGCTTTCGCTAGCAGCAACTTTAGTTACCTGCGCAGCTGAGAATGCAGGTGATTCTACAAGGCTTACCTCTTTTAGGGTTGCGCTTGTTACATACAAATAATCTTTTTTCTGAATTGATTTGTTTACATCTACGCCTACTGATAGGCCATCAATTAGTTGCTCGCCAGCAAGAATTAAAGCGTCTTGACCTTGCATAGATGCGCTGATCTTAAATGATGCATAGATTCCATCTTCGGCTTTATTAAAGTTTTGCATACGGCCAATAGGCTTGTCGTTTTTGTGCTGCATTAGCATCTTGACTTTGCCTGGATCGCCAATTTCAATAGAGTCTTTAGCAAAGACCACTTTGCCGACTGAAGTATTGCCTACTTCTTCGTATGGCACGATCTTGCCAGCAATGATTCTGCGCTCACCGTCTGCGCTCTCAATTTGGCTACTGAATGTAAGTATCATCTTCTACTTCTTTCCCGTTAGGAGTCATTTGTTCCATTTCTTTAGCATCTTCCACATCGATCAAACCTAGGGCGATCATTTTCTCTAATGCCTCTAGTCGCTTCATCGTGTCTGCTCTCAAGAATGATTCCTCGATTGCAAACTTAACTACATGTCCTCGTGGAGTTATATCATCCATGGATAGTCGATCTTCAATGGCGCAAATAAATGGTTGGAGAGAATATGCTACAAACTCTTTGCGGCCATCGATAATGTTTTGGTAAGTCATGCTGTTATTCATATCAGCAGAAATGTAATACGCAGGCACGTTCATAGCTCTTGCAATTTGTGTTGCTAAATACTGTTGCGCTTCGTTGTACATCATATCTTTAGGAGAGAACCCTGTGGTTTCGTAAGATAATGTGCTAGTTAAATATGCTGTTGATCTATTAAGTCTGCTTTGTTTCCATTGTGCTAATAATCCTGATACTTGTGATTCAGGCAAATCTGCGCCAGTGTTTTTAATGTATCCGCTTGGCATAGGAGTTTGTGCAGATACAGCTGCTGCTTTTTCAATATCTAATGCGCTTTGTATTGTGCGTGATGCTGTTTGTAATACGCCTTGTGTTAATCCTTGGAATGTAATAAGAGAACCGATACCAGTCATAGGGGCATCAACACCATCTACATAATACTGGCTAACTTCTGTGCCAAACTTATTTGTAGTAAATGTAACTCGGTTATTAGCGATCCACTCAAATCGAGATGGTCTTAAATCATCTGCATATAATTCTGTAACACGCCAATAAGCAACACCATAAAACAACAAACTATCGACAGTCCAGGAAATGGTGACGGATCTTGGTTGCCGATAGTCTGGTTGTTCGATCCACAGAGGGTTCCCCAACTCCTCACCATTAGACTTTTTGTAAAGTTTTAATGGCAAGTAGGAAACTACACCAGCAATAAGATTTCTGCAACGAGATACAGCAGGTACTTGCATCGCATAATTACGATCTAATCCACCAGGGAAATTACCGACACCAGTTGTAAATGAACCATAGCCATAAGCTGTGTCCATAATGGCAGGGGCGTATTGCGCTTGAACGGACTCTTTTTTATTGTTAATTCCCAAAGCAGACAATAGACCCATAGAAGTACTTTATACCATAAATCGGACTATTGGTGCAAGTTAGACAAAGATTTGCGCAGTTTGTTGAGGTTTTGTTAGTTGGCTTACCACCATGGCAAGGCTTATAGCAGCTGTAACATCGCCTGCTGATTTACGCCTAATAATGCGCCATCCAGCATCATTTGTCTTGGCTGCGCAGTTATTTAGGTGTTGTACTAGCTCTGCTTGACCTGAGTGTATAAGTCTGATATTAGCCAGGGCATCTGCTAGGTCGCTGCAAGCCTGGTAAAACATCTGGCCGCTTACATCTTCCATGCGCCATCCTGATTGTTCTAGTTTTGTCGCTAATGTTTGTGTGGCGTACTTGTCGTAACAGATTATGTGTGGGTGATACTTCTTAGCCCATTCATTTATATCGCTTGCCATCTTAACCTCATCGATAGCCACTTCACTTTGCCAAAGCTGTGCGAGTCCTACTGCGATCTTGCCATCTTTTAATTGACCCATTACTAATGCACCAGATCGTCTTGTCGGTGCAATATCAAAAGCCATAATTGTATTTGGCCCTACAGGTATTTCTAGGCTGCTATCGCTACATGCTTCAATAGACCCATACACCCAAGGACTGACTGCGCTATCGATCCATTGGCATAGCATTTCAGTGCGTGTAGCTTCTACGCTGTTTGTGTTGACTGATTCTTCTAATGTTTGCTCAGTAATTAAATGGCCAAGTGCCGGGTTTGCCATCGCCCATGCTTTACGATCTTGTATCTTGCAGTGCTGTGGTGCTGACCATTCATAAAAGCCAAGATTCTCTGGTGGATAAGATAAACAGCGTTCACGTAGCTCATTAAGTACTGTACTAAATCCATCGCCTGCGTTGCTGGTCATTAGAGTCATAGCATTAGGTCTTGCACGTGTTACTGGGAGTGCAGCTGTAAAGGCTTCTTCTGTCCATTCACGTAATTCGTCTATGTATAAGAAGTCTGCTGTTTTACCACGAGGTGCATCTCTAGTTGCAGCTGCGATCTCATACCTTGCGCCATTGATTAAGCTGATAGATTCCTGGCCATTAGCAAGTCTTATCTGTCTTACCTGGTCTTTTAAAAATTGGTTATCTTCTATTGTGTAAGCAACCTGCCTAAATGTATCTAGTGCCATATTTCGATTAGAGGACATGCCTAGAACGTTCTTACTACCCCATAAGAATAGATGGCTAAGGATAAGCATACGTGCCAGGTGTGTCTTGCCGTTTTGGCGTGCTACTAGCACTAATGCTGTTTTCTTACGCCAGGTATCATCATCTGAAATAGATAAAAGATCATCGAGTACATATCGCTGCCATGGGATTAAGGGCAAGCCTATTTTCTCAGCTAGATCGGCTACCTCTTGAGCTTTGGAATTACCTTTAAGTAAAGGCGTGTGGATTCTAGGCTCAGTGCTGCCAATTAGCCCGACCCCTCGTTGAGTCTGGTTTATTTCTGTATCAATCTGCATCGAAGTTAAGCGTATCAGGTTTATTAAAAGGTGAGTCTGGCACTGTGCTGGTGGTCTTAGGGAGAGAAGGTTCAGA